TCAGCTCGGTTCGAAACGCCCCTCGCGGCGGCTCGTCCGACTGAGTCGTGATGAACACCAGGAATCCCTCGGGGTTAGGCAACAGCCCGCCCCGCAGCTGGCCGATGATGCGCTCGGCCGCCGCGACCTTGGCGATCTCGTGCAACTCATCCAGCAGCACGCCGGTGGGCTTCACGCCGGTCAGCACCGTGGTGTCGAACGCCTTGATTTCCAGCGTCGCCTTGGTCCGCCGATCCGTGATCTTCCGCAGATGCTCCTGCACATGCAGGCGCTTGCGGAGGAACCCGTCCGGATCCTTGTCGACCATGCCTAGCGCCTGGCTGAAGGCGATGTGCGCCAGCGATACCGTCGGCGCCACCAGCAGAAACTCGGCCCGCGGCCGCTCGTTCATCAGCAGCGTCGTCACCATCAGAGCCGCGGCGTAGCTCGTCTTGCTCGACTTCTTCGGCGCCAGCAGGAAGAGCTCGCGGATCATCCGCTCCTGGGCGATCGGATCGAACGACCCGTGCAGCGCACCTACAAGCTCGCGGAACCAGTCGGCCCCCGCCTCCGCCAGGGCCGGCGTGCCGACTACGTCAGGCAGGCGCAGCTTGTTGAAGATCGCGATCGCTCGGTTGGACTGAGCACGGTTGAGGTGCGGCAGCTCCGGCAGCAGCGATCGCCCGGTCCGGATGCGCTCTCGCCAATCCGGTACGGCCAGCGACCACGGCTCCATCTCAGTTGACCAGCTGGCCCCACTCGTTGCCATTGCCCGCAGTGAGGGCGTCGTGTTCGGCCGCCTCCTTCTTGCCCAGCGGCTCCTCCACGCGCTTCGGCGCGTACTCCGACCAGCCCGCCCGCACTTTTAGCCAGAAGATCGCAGCCGACAACCCTTCCCGGGTCGGCTTGCACGCCATGCTAAAAAGGTTCTGCGCCACCTTGGCCGTGGCCTTGATGCTCCCCAGTTCGATCTGGTCGGCGTAGTGGAAACGCAGCGTCTTCGGGTCGATGCCGACCAGGCGGGCGATCTCGTCCTGGGGGATGCCGAAGCCCGAGAGCGATTCCACGAGGTTGCAGGTCTCATCGGTCGGCACATGCGGGGGTCGGCCGCGTCCAGAGCGGGTCACGTGCTGGTCCTCTGTCAAAAAAATTGCTGAATGCCGGGAAGGCGCTATCCTTCGACTATGTCTCCAGCACTCGATTCGCCTCAGGCCCAGACGCCTTCGCTGCCAGCGATCGCGTGTCCCGTTTGTTGTGGTGTAATCGACGGTGTCGTCCCAGCTGCCAAGCCGATGAGCGCCGCTAAGTTCGATGACTGTCTTCGACGGTGCGAGAAGTGCGGCGTTGGGGTCTCGAACACCCGTGGCGAGAATCCAACCTTTATCTATCGCGATCCGTTGGCGAACATTCCAGCGGAAGCCCGGTCGGGCGCGCTGCTGGTCCTCGGCCAAGCACTCAACGTGCACAGCCGAATCTCAAAGCTCCGCCGGTTTGGCTTCTCGACATCCGAAGACGCCATCACCTGGGTTGTCTTTTCGTATCTGCTAACGTCTGGTCGACTTGTTGCCGCACTCGGAAACGCAGGAATCCTGCCGAGTGCGACGACGGACGTAAGTCCGACGCTGCTTCTTTGGGGATGTCCTCTCGGAAACCAGCCCCGCGGAAGGATGATCGCGGAACAGCTTGCCACGCTATGCGATGATCTGGGCGAGGACAATAAGCGTCGGTCAGAACCGGACGTCGTCGTCGATCTGGGTGAATCCGGACTGATCTTCATCGAAGTCAAGCACCAGAGCGGCAATGATCGTCTGCCGCCCGACTCTCCGAAGTGGTCACGCTACAGCTCGCCTGGGCGGTTGCAGTGGCGATACGACGAGGTCAAGCAGTCTGAATGTTACGAGTTGGCGCGCAATTGGTGCCTCATGAAGGGACTTGCCGGAAACCGACCAGGCACCCTGGTCAATCTGGGTCCTCCGAGGCTCTTCGCAGGTTCGGAGGGGGCGCGACTGGATAGGTTCGCGCGCAGCCTTAACGCAGACGAGCAATGCCGATTCCAACGACTCACGTGGACAGATTTTCTCCGCTCAGTGATCGACGTTACTCCCGAGTGGTTCACGCGCTTCTGCAGCGAGGACCGGCACCTATTCGAACGCTGATGGCGCCACACAAAGCCACTCACTTCCGCAGAAGCAGCTTGGCTACCACCGCGACGGAGCTGTTCTCGTACCCGCCCTTGGACATTCTCTCCAGGTTTTCCTTCAACCAGACCTCGTCCCAAAGCAGCCACCCGTTCCTCTCGAAGTGCTCCTTCAGCAGCAGCCGGTCCTTCTCGCGAACGATCTTGCCGCACGCCAACGCGAGCTTGATCACTGGGTCCTCACGGATCAGGCCCCGCTCGACTAGCTGCTGGCGCAACCGACCGGTTACGACGTCGCGCAAGCTGGTGTCGTTGAACAGCTTGAATCGGCTCGCTATCTTTAAATCCGTGCCATCGAAGGCTCGATACTGGACACCCAACGAGTCCAGATAGCTCTTGCACTCGACGATGAGTAGTTCGTTACGCTTGCCGCTGTAGCCCACAACGTCAATCTCCCACCTGGGAGACGATGGCCTGTTGATTGCGAGCTTGTCATCTTTCGTCAGTTCCACCTTCAGGGACGTCTGGATCCAGTAGCCCTTTTGCCAAAGTATCTCACTGACGACTGTCTCGAACGCATCCATCCGCAACTCCCAGGCGATCGGAACGAGCATCAATCACTACCACCGGAGCATTCTCCGGTCACATTTCTACCTCTCAACCGCCTCTGCCTTGAGCCCTGACAGTTCCTCCCAGCGCCGAACCACTACATCGACGTACCGTGGATCCAGCTCCAGCAGCCGCGCTCGGCGCCCCGTCCGTTCCGCCGCGATCATCGTCGTCCCCGACCCGCCGAAGAGATCGAGCACGATGTCCCGGCTCTTCGATGAGTTCCTGATCGCACGTTCGACCAGCGCCACCGGCTTCATCGTGGGGTGCAGGTCGTTCTTGTGCGGCTTGTCGAAGAACCAGACGTCGCCCTGATCGCGCGCGCCGCACCAGTAATGCTCGGCGCCGTCCTTCCAGCCGTAGAGAATCGGCTCGTACTGGCGCTGGTAGTCGGCTCGGCCGAGCGTAAAAGTGTTCTTGGCCCAGATCACGAAGGTCGACCACTTGCCGCCGGCTTCGCGGAACGCCTTCTGTAGCGTGTCGAGTTCCGATGACGACATGCAGATGTAGATCGCGCCCTTGGTGACGGCGAGCATGTTGGCGCTGGCCGCCTGGAGGAGGGCTTCGAATCCTTCGCCCAAGGCGTCGTTCAGGATCGGCCGGTTCTTGCCGCGTAGTTTGTCCTTGGCCGAGTTGGCGTAGTTCACGTTGTAGGGCGGATCGGTGAACGCCATGTCGGCCAGTTCGCCGTCCAGCAGCTTCTCGACGTCGGCGCGGACCGTCGCGTCGCCGCACAGCACCCGGTGCTCGCCGCAGATCCAGAGGTCCCCTGGACGGCTGATCGGATCGACCGGCGGCTTGGGGGCCTCGTCCGGGTCGCCGTCGCCATCGGTGCCGAGCAGCAACTGCTCCAGCTCGAGTTCACCGAAGCCGGTCAGGCCCAGATCGACGCCCAGGCCCTTCAGCTCGCCTAGTTCAAGCCGCAGCACATCCTCGTCCCAGCCGGCATTCAGCGCCAGCTTGTTGTCGGCGATGACGTACGCCTGCCTCTTGGCCTCGGACCACCCGGCCGCGACCATCACAGGGACCTCGGGGAGCCCCAGCCTCTGGGCCGCCAGCACGCGCCCGTGGCCTGCAATAATCGTCCCGGCCTCGTCGACCAGGACCGGCATCGTCCATCCCCATTCCCGGATCGAGGCCGCGATCTGGGCGACCTGCTCGTCGGAGTGGGTCCGGGCGTTCCGAGCGTACGGGACTAAGGCCGTCACGGACCGTCGCTCCACGGCGTCGGCCGGCCACCTGGCCTCAGTCCCGGCGACCGCGCCGGGTTCTTTGCCGGCACGGCGGCTTTGCGCCCTCTTAGCGGTCATTGTTGGCCTTCAGCTGGAGGCCCCGAAACGGGCCTATTCTTGGAGGTATTGGCGGACGGGAAAAATTCTCTGCGTGAGCCCCCATGCGGCAGCGCGCCCCAAAAGCCCCAAGGATCAAGGTCCCCCCAGCCTCTGCGCCGTGCGCTTCGCGCGCTCAGCCACGGTCTTGAGACTGTGGTGCGATGCGCAGAGCAGCCAGACGTTCGTGCGCTCCAGCGGCGCGCCTCCGTCTTTCAACTCGACGATGTGATCGACGAACATGCGTCGCTCGGCGCGACCGCAGCCCTGCACCTGGCATCGTCCACCTGCTTCGCGTCGAACGCGATCGCGCAGCGCGATCCAAGCGGGCGTCGAGTAGAACCTGTCCGCCACCTTGGGCGGCAGTGCCGCCGTGCGCAGATTCGCCAGCCCGATGCGCGGCTGCAGCGCTTGTAATCCCATGATCGTAGTGCCTCAAAGATAGCAATCAGATGATCCGCGAGTTCTCTTGGCTCGTGCCGCGATTGAAGCGCTTATGCGGTCACCAACAACGGAGACCAACATGCGCCGCACCGCCCTCGACGCCTTCATCGCCAAAAAGGCAGAGATCGACACGATGCTCGATCGCCTCAAGGCATTGAGCGACGACCACTTCAACGTCGCGCCCGACGACATCGACTGGGGCCACGTCGGAACCCTCGCCCGCTACGCCGAGCTGCTGAAGCGCATCACCGACAGCGCCTTCAAGGAAGGCGAGCACGCCCAGTAGCGCGCCGCTCGGCCTCATCGCCCCGTGTCGCCCCGGCAACCGGGGCTCGGGCCCGTAGCGAGGCCGCGATGGTCGTGGTCCGCTTCATCGAAGGGTCCACGTCATGTCGAAGAACGCCGCACGCACCAGCAAGAAGGCCGCTCGTACCAAGGGTGCCGCCAAGCCGAAGGCAACAACCAAGCAGGCCAGCACGCCTCGCGCCGAGAGCAAGCAGTCTCAGCTGATCGCCATGCTCAAGCAGCCCGACGGCGTGACCATCGTCGAGATCACCAAGGCACTCGAATGGCAACCACACACGGTGAGGGGCGCCATCGCCGGCGCGCTGAAGAAGAAGCTTGGGCTCAAGGTGGAGTCAGAGAAGGTCGACGATCGCGGTCGCGTATATCGACTCGTCGAGTAGCATCTGCTCGATCAATCAGCCGGTGGTCGCGTCAAGGCGTGGCCGCCGGTTTGTCGTTCGTCGTGTTGGTGGTGATGTCCGCCGCGCACGCTTCTCGCGATCATAGCAAGAAATCTACCTTTTCCCACCGAAGCCGTCTGCGCGAAAAGTGTCTGCAAGTGAAGTTTTCCAGGTGGCGTCCAACGAGCGTGTCCGCTCGATCAGCGGCACACGACAGAGCGCAGGCAACGGCCAATCGATTGGTCCGGAATTGGCCACGAACCGGACATCGGCGGACATGACAAAATCGACGCGAATGACCGAAGCGGAACTCTAACGGTCACCACGAGGGCGAGCACGCTCCCTCGGCTCAAACGGTGGCGCGTTTCCAAGCAACCTTCGGTACGTTCCCTCGCGATCTGGATCTCTAAAAGGTGGCTCGTACGGCATGGCATCGACGTAGGATTTTGAGACGCAGCCGGTCGTTCGCCGAAATCGCTCATAGAGCTTCAATATCTTTTGCCCCGGCGCTGCGTCCAGTGGCCGTCGTCGCGATCTGAACTTGCTGGAGAAACGCGCGACGGCGCTTCTTCGACGGGCGTCGCTGATCTCTTCCCACAGTTCCGGGATATCCGACTTGCCGGCGTTATCAATCAGGAGCGGTGCCGAAGCATAGGTGAGGGGCATGTCAGGCGGCGACCAATTCGCTTCGCCGAACGTGCCGTGGCGCCGCGTCTCCACGGGCGGGGTGACGTGAACCAGTTTGATACCAAGGTGACCATTCTGAGCAAAGCCAAGGCGCATTCCATTAAGTTCCGCCAGCTTCTTGGGGTTCATTACGTTGCCTCGATGACACTTCGTACATCCAAAGCTCCCGAACTCCCACAACGGGTCCGTCCGCTTCTCCTTTGGTCGGTTGCGTTTTGGCTGTCGAAGCATGACCAAGATGACTTGTGACTTATCCATGGGCGCTAATCCCGTCTTCGATGTCTCCACGAATGAGCGCTTTCACACGTTCGAGCCAGGGAAACGCTTCAGGTGTCATGGAGATATCAGAGACAAACTCCTGACCTTTCGCCACGGAGAAGAGCGTCTCCTCTCCGACCCAGCGGTCCGGCCGACCGTGATAGGTCAAGCCGGCAGTTCGAAGCCACGGGGGCACTCGCCAGCGGCTCACCTGTTCGCCGATTCGGGACAGGCGCAGGTCTGCATGTGCGTTGATGGCAACATGACCCCGTCCGATATAGATCGTGTTGTTCTGGTTCCATTCGCCGAGAGTGTGCGGATGCGGCCTGGAGAATCCGGCCGGTTGGCTCGCAGCATCCGGTTTGGGGCCGAGAGCATTCACGCTCTCGACCTCGAGATAGCCATGGATCCGATGATGCCGGTCGCGCCCGTCAGCATTGGCAAAGAGACCGAAGAAGAGGAATACGTCGCCAATGCCGACCCCTTGATTGCGAAGGTGCGACTGAGCGGCACCGGTCTGGCCGAAAGCGCAGCGCCCGGCCTCAAACATCGGGTCATGATGGCACAGGCTCGATCGGCTCAGCCGACCTTTTGTTACCTGCTCGACGATATCGCCAAGTTCGAGATCGCCGTAGGTCGTTAGGGAGCGCCCCTGGGTGGGGATCGGCAGGCTGATTGGCCTGCCCTCCTTGATCGGAGACGGAGCCCCGCCGGCCCCACTGTCAAACCCCTTGCGGCTGAATACAATTTTCATTGGGAATGTCTGCCCGCGACCTGCAGCGTCGTTGCAGTGTCATGGAATTGCTGACCAAACGCTATCGAGTTCTGCCAGCTCTCGGAAAGGTCACCTTCTGGCACATCGCGTCTGCACTGCCTCCTACGCAGGAGGACCGTTTACGGCTCCAAAGCGGACCCGCGCAATAAGCCGCCGCCTGCCGATGTGCTTCACCCGTTCCCTGCCGTTCAGTCTCCACGCGATGACGCAGAGCGCGTAGAGCCAGTGCTCATGCGCCGCGGCGCGTGCCAGGCCGACTTCCCAGCAGATCTCCTTCCACCGCGTCCCGCTGGCCCGCAGCCACGCGATCTTCGCGTCGATCGGCTCGAGCCACGCGGTCCAACCGAGCGTCTGTTCCATGCGGCTGATCGCGGCAGCTGACGGCGGCGGCAAACGCATCGGCTCCGGCGTCTGCCCGACCAAGTCGCTGAACTCGACGAACATCTGGGGCCATGTACTGAAGTAGCCCTGCCCTCGCTCAGCGGGGAGCCGCCGCAGCACCGACGCTGCCTCGATCAACCGCTCCTCGACCATCTCGGGTGTCCAGTCATTCATGGCGGCTCTCCTGTCGCCTCGGCTTCTGCCCGTACAGCTTCTCGCCCAGCTGGCGGACCAGCTCGCGCTCCGGCCAGGTCAGCCGCTCGTCGTCGGCCTCGATCACCAGCACGCGCTGGGCCTGCCAGCCTTCGCGCTTGATGTGCTCCGGTGGCCTGCGTTCTCCACCGAATCCTTTGGGCGCCCACTTCATTGGCGGGTTTCCTCGATTGTCGTGACGCTCACGGCATGGTTCGCTCCCGGCCGGGAATGACGTGTGGGGAGACGCGCGATGGCCGGACAACGATTCAATGTCGAGCGCACGCCGGCTGGGCAGCAGTTGGTCATTCCAGGAACGGAAAAGCCGCGCCCTGCTCCCAAAGCCAGATATGCCAAGGACGGAAGCCAGCTGGTCATCCCGGGCGCCGAGCAGGTCAGCCCAAAGACGCATCTCACCCGACTGCTCCAGAAGCCGTTGCGGCCCCGTGTTGGGCAACGCGGTCTCGCTGGAACCTCGCTGTTCGGCAAAGGCGGCACGAAGTAACTCCGGGCGATCATTTCGTCACCTCGTGCAGCACCGCGGCGTAGCCCGCGATATCGAGGATCGAGTCCTGATGCCTGGGATCACGCGCCAGGCGCGTCAGCTTGAGATCGATCATGCACAGCACGACCTCAGCCGGCGTGATGGGATGGCCCAGCGTGAGCGACCAGCGCGCCGCGATGGCAGCCATCGCCTTGTCCGGCTCTCCGTAGATCTTGCTGCGCTCCGCCAGGACATCGGCGGCGTGCTTCAGGATGCTGTCGGTGCTCATCGCACGCCTCCCTGCGTCTCGGTGGCCCACAGCAGGATGGCCAGCGCATCGGCCTCGTTGTCGTCGATGGGGTTGAAGCCGCGGGCCCGGACCGCGGCGATGACGGCCGCCTTGTCGGCGTTGCCCTTGCCGGTGACATGCCGCTTGATCGTGCCGACCGGCACACCCTGGTAGGCGATGGAACGCTGCTCGCACCAAGCGGTCAGCGTCGCCAGCAGGCCGCCATGCACGTGCGCGGCGTCGGTGCTGAGATGCCGGCGGATTTCCTCGAAGTGCACGACATTGATCGGCAAGACCTCCTGGACGATGGCCTCGAGCCAGGTCCGGAAGCGTAGGTAACGCATGCCGCCGCCATCGTAACGATTGGGGCGGAACGACACCGTGCCGCTGGCGATCACGCCGTCGCGGTTCCTGATCGCGTAGCCTGTGGTCGTTCCCAGATCGAGAGCGAGCACGACGTCGCCCTCGTCGTCCGGAAGTCTGGGCGCGGTATGGGGAGCAGCGGCATGTGCGGCGGGTCCTTCAGCATTCGGCAACATTCACAACCTCCTCTCAGAACGGCACGTCGTCGCCGCGCGACCAGTCGGCGGCGCGCTTGCGACGGATGGCGGTGATGGCAGCCCCCGGAAACTGCTTCTTGGCTTCGAGCACGGCGTCGCCGAGACCGGCGATCAGCCTTGCGATCTCCGCGACAGTGAACACCCGCCCTTCGCAGGCGACGTGGTGCGCTTCGGCCTCGGTGCGCACGAGCGAGACGATCTCGCCGGTGTCGGGCAGCACGCACTCCCAGACCTGCGGCGCGAGCGGCGACGCGCCCGCCTCGCGCGCGGATCGATCCAGCGCCTCCCAGCCCCGGCGCATGCCCTCGGCGTGGATGCGGACGTAGCCCTCGTGGTTATCGGCGATGGCCTGGTCGAGCCGATCCTTTTGCTCGTCGAACTTCGCGCGCAGCAGGTCGGAGACCAGGAGCCTGAGCCGGCCAACGCCCCACTTGCGCTCCATGGTGACGGCGACCTGGTCGAGGCCCTCGACCATCGCCTGGATCCGGTAGGTCTCCGACGAGTACACGTCTCGCGACGGGTCGGTCTTGCGGTGCGTCGACCTAGCCATGCGAGCCCCCGTGCTCGCAGCGTACCCGCCGACGCTGGCGGAAGCCGGGCGGAGGCGGAAGTACGCCGCCTGGGGGTATGGGGGTATTATATCTCCGCCGAACTTCCGCCGACTTCCGCCCGACTTCCGCCCTCACTTCCGCCAGCCTCAACCCGGCCATTTGACCACCTTTAGGCCCTTCGCCTTCGTCTTTGCGCTATAGGTTTCGGACCGCAGCATCTGGTTCGTGAGCCAGTCGCTCAGGATGCCGCGAGCGATACGCTTCCTGAGGCCCTGCTTTTCAAGCCAGGGCAGAATGTGCCGGTCGCTGTTGGGCCGTGAGCTGAACGGCTCTCCCTCGCCCCAGCGACGCTCGATCTCCTCGAATATTTGCCTGGTCTTGTCCGGGGTAATGTCTGGGACGGTGCCGCCGGCAAACTCGTGCGGCACCAGCACGCCCACCTCGTCGCCGTTCGCGATCGTCACGCTGTGGCGCCGGTACCAGGCCGCCGAACCAGAGATCAGGCCCAGGTTGGCTTTTGCGTCGTCCAGGCGCAGGTAGAGATGCCGCTCATCGGTCCCTACCCCCAGCCGCTCGGCATCGGCCTCGGACATCGAGAACAGCGTCTGGACCACGCGGGCGACACCGACGAGGGCGCTGGCGCCTCGGGCCGTGTTCATATTCCCGGCATGGCTATCGGAAGTGCCCTGCGGCGGCTTGGAAGTGTGATGAACCAGCAGCACGGCACAGTTCGCCTCGCGGGCGATCTCGCGGTACATGGCCGCCACGGCCTTGATGTGCTCGTTGGAGTTCTCGTTGACCTCGTGGGTCTCGACGAACGGGTCGACGACGAAGAGCCCGATGGTCTCCCTCTTTATGTGCGCAATGCACGATTTGACGTCCGGCTGGCGAACGACCGTGCCGTGCTTGTCCAGGCGAGCCATCAGCAGCGGCTGTTCGGCCCCAGAATTGAGCGCGACACGCCCCTTCACCTCGTCGAAGCCGATCATGTAGTGCTGCAGCGCGGCAGCCAGCCTGCGCTTGAGTTCGATGAGGTCGTCTTCGATATTATAAACCCAGACGCGAGCCTGCTCGTGGACGCTTTCCCCGGTGATCTCCTGACCGGTTGCCAGCGCGATGGCGCGGGCGATGCCGTGGGTCGATTTACCGACCCCGGCGGGCGCGACCAGCACGGTCAGATGTCCGCGGATCAGGGCGCGACCGAGCAGCCATTGGCGGGACGGAAGCATCGCCACATTCAGGTGGTCGAGAAACGTCGGCCGCAGGGCTTCCGGGTTGGGTTCGGCTTCGACCTTGTGCTCGGGGTTGGGCATGTCCCATTTGCGCCGACCACCGGAAAGCATCTGGCCGACCTCTCGCCGCGTACCGGCTGCGGTGTAGCCGGCCAGCGTGAATGTCGACGCCAGGCTCAGGATTTCCTCGTCGGTCATGCCGCGCGAGATCCAGTGTCCAACCAGGCGCAGCATGTTGTCGTGCCAGTGATCGCCGGCGCGGATGGCGGTGACGCAGGCGTCGACCGACAGGTTCGAGGTGCCGATTTGTAGTGTTGGCGTGGGTGTCGGCGTCGCGGAGGGAGACCGCAATGGTGACAACACCGCCTGGGCCACTGGAAACGCCCGCGCGATCTGCTCCGGCAGGTAGACTTTTGGCCGGCCATCTTCGAAGTCCAGGAACTCGGTGCGCTCGATGACGCGGCCTTCCTTGATCGGCCAGGCGATCGAGCCGCCCAGGCGCATGACGCGGCTGGGATTTACGACCGAGGGATCGCCGTCGAGCGCTTGGGCCAGTGCTGCGTTCTGCTGTCGGCATAGCTCGAGATCGCGCAGCGGCGCTTCCAGCCGCCACAGCATCTGGGCCCGTACATGGGGGTGACGGCCGGTAACCACGACGCCGGTCGGCGGACAACCGCGATTGCGGTAGTTGATGGAAGCCGTCGCCGTCACGTTGTCGTCGATGTCGACGTAGAAGGCCGTGAGCGCAAAGACCTCGTCGTCCCCGCAGCGCCCGAACGGCGCGATGTCGGGTTGGCGGAGCGCCTGGCCGATATAGAGGTTCTGTCCGGGCCTGCGGTTCTCGGCGACGGCACGTTCGACCAGGTCGTCGAGCTGGTCGGTGCCGAAGATCGCGGCGTGGCGCAGCTTGCCGTCGCGGGCGTCCGTCCAGGCCAGTTCGATCCGGCCCTCATGGCAGCCATCGAGCCAGCCCTCGAACAGGTGGCCGACATGGCGGCGCATCTGAACCGGATCGGGTTCGAACATGGGCTGGACGTTGGTCATTTCCATCGCGGCGGGCCGGGTAAAAGGAACCGGAGGGCCGAAGCCCTCCGGGGGACCATCAGAACAGCGCTTCGGCCAGGG